AGGGCGCCGGCTTCTCTGAGTGCTGAGTGCTGGGTGCTGAGTGCTGAGTAGGAGTAGCCGGCGCTGATTTGGTGGGCTCGTAGTCCTCCAAGTCCTGGGTAAATATATCGGAGGCAGCGGTAGCATTTAGCACGGCGGCTATGAGGCTTCGCTTGTTGGCCATCTTGAGTATCGTGTTGTACTGGTCGGCCAGGTTGTCGTTGGCTATCTTCTGGCGAGTCTGCTTGTCGTACCTAAAGGCATACTTAGTTTCCTTGGTGCTACAGCTGCCCTCGCCGCTACCGAACCGTAGGCCCGTCGGTATGTGGTAAAGTACACATTTACTCTTGACGGTAAGGTGCTCGCCGTCGTAGCGGTCGTGGCTCTCGTACTGCGGATCTAACCTGAATACTAGACAGAGTTTCTCGGCGCCGGGTTTAAGTAAGGTAGGCTTCTGGGTGCCCGGTATTACTCCGTAGTGTTCGCCCTTCTTCATAACCTTATTCATAACTTCCTGGATCTTTATGACTTGCGCTGTAAGTTCGTTTATGCCGAGTTCCATCGGCAAATCTTGTCTTAGTGCTACTTGTGTCGATTCCATTGGACCTCCTCGTAATTCCGGCACTGACAACCAAAGGCCGTGCAGCTATAAACTTCGTCTTCTGATCCATCACTACCGTAGACCAAATCATAGGGGTGGTAATGGATACCATGACCGCATTCGCATAAGCGGTCGTTAGTCGCGGCTTCTTCCAGTTGAATAAACGTGTCCGCGTTGATGACTATTTTTTTCACTGGAGCACCTCCGTGCCGTCGTAGCTGGATTGCGTTCTGATCCGGTAAGCTTCCAGCTTAATGATGACTTCAAACCAGTAAACGCCGGTATTCTTAGCGTCGCGCAGGTCGTGCGTTAGCCAATGGGCGCCGCGGTCATCAAAGGCGTATGCCGTCCAAAGATGTTCCTCGATCTGAAAGCCCAAGTTGTGCGCATCAAAGTAGCGGTGGTTGTTAAGGCTCGCTATGAATTGCAGATAACTCATGTTCATGGAAATACTCCTCTCTCCATTTCCATCGCCCGCTCATAGGCGTCCACGGCCTCGTCCGCGCGGCGGCTGTGGAAGTAAAAGCCGGCGAGTAAAGCTAGAATGATCGCCAGGCCAATCCACGTTTCTTGCTTCATAGACTCCCTTCCTCTACTCGGTGAATGATCCGCTTGTAGTCCCTGATAATTTCCATCCGCTTCTGGTTAGCCGCCTTTCCTCGGCATTTTGGCGAACAAAACTTTTGCCACTCCGTCTTTACCTTGAATTTTTTCCCGCAAACTTGGCAATTGTTTCTTTGCTGCATGTGTGGTACCTCATATTTAGTATGTCGTACGCATACTGATTACAACATACCTTGTATTATGTCAAGCGTTATTTGTTACTGAAGTAAAAATTTTTTATTACGCGATGCAATTAAGAGAATTAATTAAGGAAATCCGCCGGCTAAAATCTTGGACACAACAGCAAATGGCGGATGCAATGGGGGTCAAGCAGCAAAACATTCAAGGGATGGAGAACGCTGGGAGCACGTTGGAAAAACAGTGGGCGCTATTTTGGAAGCTGGTGCCGATCTGCCGCGAGCTAGGGTTGGAACAGAAGTTGATACACGGCGACGTACTACACGTTGAAAAGGATGTTATCAGCTATGTTGAACAGGCGACTAGTAAGCTCACTCGCGGACCTACCAAAGGATCAAAGAAAGACAGTAAAAAGGCGCGTGTTGGCGCTGTTCCGGCGCGCGGACATACTGGCGGAAGCTCGGGCCGGCCTAAGTAAAGTTGACATAACTCGGCGCACGGCGGCGCTCATTAAAACCTGCTCCAAACAAAGCCTGATATGGTGGGTGCTTGTTTGTCTAACTAATTGATCTCCCTACTATATCTTATCAGACGTTACGGGCTCCCGGCCTGTCCCTTGCGTAGGGTCCGAAGATTGACATGCCGGATATTATCGGACGTAAAAACCTGTTACCGAATGTAACAGATCCCTTACAGGATACCGCGTCTAGTGTAGCCCTAATCAAACAATACACGGTACCGAATACAAAGGATTATGTAAGAGATACTTTACAAGAGAAAAAAATTGATGTAGCTTTCCTTCGCTCGGAGCTGCGCCGGCTGCAGTCCAAAGTAAAACGGCTGGAGCATGAAATAGAATCGGAAGTGACGTTCATCACCGCGGCGCTAAATGGCGAGCAGGAAAGCTGGGATCAGGTCAAGCGGCGATTGTCTCGACTAAAAGGCGCATTGGAGTACAAAGGACATGGATAAAACGCGTGGGCTACCTCAGGACACAGAGATAACGTGGTGCTTCTGGTGCCGTGAATATCATGGTTCTGAGAAGTTTTGTTTTGGCACTTCTCACCAGTGGTTAAAGATTTATCAACAGAAGTTTATAGCTTCAGCAGATCGCTGGCTTGAACGGATAGCATATAGTGTCGCTTTATTTGCCCTCGGGTGTTTTTTCATTGCTCTTTTGATTGGGCTTGTCGGGCTCTTTTATTGAAGCTAACGTGCGCCGCCGCTTTCAAGTCCAGTTGGAGCACTCTGTGGTGGCGGCGGCGCCCCATGTGATTGCTCTTGTCTCGCCGCTTCATTGAGATCCGGAATTGATTTGCTAATCTCGCCACGGTAGCCCCGTATGACTTCCTGGTCGCGCTGTTCGCCTGAGTCAAGAATACCCCACTTCAATAGATTGTCTTGCTCATCGGGTGACAATGAATCCAGCAAATCAGTCGCCTCGGTCACGGCCTGTTCAGCCCCGGCCCGGTCGCTCTCCTGAATAAGCGGCAAGACCTGGCTTGCCTGCGATTTGATGGCCGCTTTCGCCAAGTCTTTATCTTCCAACAAAAGCGCATCCTTGGCCGCGCCGCGAGCCGTTGCCATCAGATCCATGAACATTTCACGCTGCGCCGCCCAGGTGCCGTTTTTGTATTCATCGCGATTCATCAACGCATTTAAGCCGGTTTCCGGATTACGCAGTATGTTTCTATAAATTACTTGCCAGCGATCGCGCTGCTCCGATGTCAATGGCACCGGCAATTTATCTCCCGGCATTGCCGCGCGCACATCGAAATCGTCTGATACTTTGCCGCCAAGACTCCAGGGAAACTGCGGTATCTTTGCTTGCAAGCGATTGCCTTCTTTTTTTATTGGGTCGGTTTCATCGGGCTTGAACACGAATGGCGATACGATCTGGGTATAATCATGCCCGAGAGCCGCCGGTGGCAGGATCGGATCGCCATAACCGTCACGCATGGGCGCCAAGGTCCTTGAAAAGCCAGGTACGCGGTTCATCCACTCGTCAACAACACTTCGGGCCTCACGCCGTACAGGGTCGCTTATATTTCTCAGTCTCTGCATTAATGGGCCGCCTGTGGTGGCGCTGAGTACCGGGCTCAAAGCTAATCGCTTGGCTGTCTGCCCTGGTTCCTGGCCGCTCCGTATCGAACCGATAAGATCGACCACTTGGCCAACACTTTGCCAATAGGTCTTATCGGCAATATCGCGCACACCCGACAACCCAATAGCCATGGCTGTTTGCTCGGCGCTCGGATCGGCCATCTGATTCATAATCGCGCTGAAATCCGAAATTAGATTTATACTGGTAGTCGCCGGTTCCATCGCCGGCAATGGATACCAGGTGCCGTCTTGTCCGCGAAACGAATAAGGCTGGTTGGTCGCGAGCCACGCCCGGCGCAGTGTCGGATCTATCGGGCCGCCGTCGCTGATGACGCCTTGGCGGTGCAAGCCAAACCAGAAAGATGCCATCATGTTAGAAAGCGTCAGCCGCGCCACCGCCATATCGGCGCGTTCGCCTCCCGCTAAAATATCCTGATAAAGCGACCCCGACATTAGCTGTAATCCCGGTGTGCGGTTCCATGCGTACTTCGCCAGATTCAGCGGCGTTTTCATAAACGGGAACCAATAGACCAGCGGTCCCCACTGCCCTATTTTCTGCGCCGCTTTGCCGATGGTGCCAAGATCATTTTGGAATGTCTGATACAAAGCAAACTCGTTGGCGTGATTGAGCATCGCCTGAGTCGGCACATTGACGCGCCGGGCTGCATAATCCGCTAATGCATTGCCTTCAAGTCCTTGGTGTACACCCTGGCGCAATGCCTGAGCGTATATATCGCCGCGCTTTAGCATCGCCTTGAAAAAATTATCCATACCCCGAAGCGCATCACCGGGAATATTTATCAATCGACCGATCGGCCCCGGTATCTGATGCGGCATATAATCGAGTTTACTAATCTCCTCGGGGCCCATGCGTTTGAACGCATCGCCAAAAGCTTTGGCGCCATCGGCCATGCCCGCCATATAACCCTGCAGCTGCGCCATGCCCTCACCTTTGACGACTCCGGTGGCCTGATCCATGGAAAACCAGCCGGCTATTTCTCGCTCCACGGTGGAATTGAGCGCAGAAAAACTATTACCGAGGAAGTTTCTAACCTGAGTCACCGGAGGGGCAAGAAGTAAATTGGTATAAGCTTCTCTGAGCTGTGACCAGAATGTCGGCCCTTTCTGAATTGCTCCCGATGCGACCTGCACCTGCAAGTTTTTAAGCTTCTCGGGATCGCTCGCAAGAGCCAGCCAATCCTCGGCCATCGTAAGCCGTGCGGCGTCCGGGTTCATCTTGCCGATAGCTTGCGGGTCCCATGCTTTCATCATTTCGGTAATGGATTTCATGCGCGGATCGGCGTCCAATACTTTCACTGTGCGCCCGGCCTCCACTTCCGCCGCCCTGAATTTCGGCGTGTAACTCCAATACTCGCTTTGCAGCCTATCGAACAATGATCCTGCCTCCGGTTCACCGCGCACTACTTTCCTCGCCGCATCAATCAAATTATTGGTCGGCTCGTCCAACGTCTTTAAATACGCTGAGATCTGCGCCGGGGTTAGTGGCTCACCCTGCCCTAACGCCTTTAGATCGTCTAAATGCAAGCCAAGTTTATCGGCTTCGGCTGCAATGTCTTTCAGGTGCTTGGTTTCGGTGACGCCTTTTATCTCGTTGTGATATTGCCGCAATGCCTTGTAGAAATCGGATGGCTGTATCGCCTGTTCTGCTGCCGGTATTATGTCCTCGATCCCTTTAACACCATCTTCGGCCAGTCCCTTCCCTATGGTTTCAGCAGCTAATTGCTCGGCTTCTCTTGTCGCTTTTGCTGCTGCCGCTACTTCCTCGGCCTGTTTCGCCTTCTGCCCAACGCTCGCAACCTTGCCGATGGCCGCCGCCATTTCGGGTACATTCTTTTGAACGGCGCGCGCGAAAACTTGGCTAACTTTTCCCATCGGCACAAAATTGGAGCCCACATCTACGACCGTGCCGATTGTCGAAGCCAATCCCGGCGATGCCCCTGCCTCCTGTGCCCATCGTTTAGCTACAGCACCGTTGACTTCACCGAAGGCAGTAAATGGAGCCGTAAGCGCCCCTATTTGATCCCAAATAACACGCCCAGCGTTCTTCAGTGTCTGCAAGGTTTCATTGGCCGCGCCGCCTATGGTGTTCTGCTGCTTCGATCCTGCCTGCGCCGGTACATATTCATCGGCCATTTTCACATAGTCATCCCAGGCCGCCTGAACGTGTTTGACGGTCTGTGTAAAGTAGCTTTTTAAAATACCTTGATTCTGGATGGTATTTTCTAAAGTGTCGGTGGCCTTATCGCGCAATACTTGATTGCGCTGCGCGGCGGTAATATAGCCCTTGCGGTAAGTGTCGTTGATGTCATCGACGGATATGTCGGCAAATTTGCTCGGCGGCATTTATTTCACCACACCTAAAACTTTCTTCTGTGCTTCTGGAATATTACTAGCCTTTTGATTCTGTCCCTTGGCGAGACTCTCGGCCATATTTCTCGCTGCTTCCGGTCCTTGTTTTCTATAGGTCTGCTCTATTTTGGCTTTGTTCTGTTGATCTTTATTGCCAAGTATTTTTTCAAGCGGCTTGGGTATGTCCTTTTTGTCAGCCTCATAGTTAGTTTGGATATGTTTTATATCTTGATTCTCTCTTTGTACCTGAACATTCTCGCGTGCTATTCCTTGATTCTCCATCGCGGTCTGATCTGATTGCAATTCATTCGCGAACTTCATTACAAACGGATCGGGCTGGCCGAGCTCGGCTTGCAGGTGTTGTAATTCTTGTCTGGTGGCATTAATGCGCGGTATGGTGCGCGGCCCGAGATAATAGCGCGACATAATAGCCTGCGCTTGTGTGCTGCCTGCGCCGGTTACGGGATGGCTATTTGTCTCTACCAGTGCATGCCCTTCTTTGGCGGTAATGTAATTACTATAAGTACCGTTCAATAAGGCGTTCTGCTCGTTGGCAGTTAACTGCCCAAGATTGGCTTTGGCCTGCACGCCATTGGTGACTAATTCCTTAACATCTTTAGTAACTTTATCCTGGGCCTTTTCGTCCTGGTCGATTTTTTGTCGCGCCATGCCGCGAAACTTATAGATCTGGTCCTCGGTCAAATGAGTGTTGAACTGACCTTCATCGGCGGCGTTTAAAAATCCCTGTGCGTCCCTTCCGATCATAGCTAGCGCTTGTTTTGAATAAACTTTGTTCTCAAAAAGATTATTCGCCTTGCGGAGTCCTTCGGCGTCTAGCGGCGCATATGGGCCTTCAGATAATTGGGTGGCTTGGCTTTTGTACATAGCTGTATATTTCGCCGCTTCCTGCGGATCGTCGGTGCTAATGATTTTATCGGAGAGCAAATCACCTAAATCCCCTAGCTGTGCAATTCGTTCCTTGCCCCAATCTTTTAGATTATCGACGCGAAATTTGTGCGCCTCCATCGGGAATTTAACCGAGTAATATCGTTCAAGGCCATTTTTGACCGCCGGGCTATCAATGTTAGTTGTAGTTTGTTGTAAATACTCGGTGGCTTTTTCCTGATAGAGTTTTTCGCGCTTGGAAAAGTCCGGCTCCGATCCTATTACTTCCTCGCGTAAATCATCGAGCTTGGTATCTAAATTTACCGCCTGACGCTTTATTTCATAAGAATCCTGCTCGGCCTGGGCCTTGCCCATAATCAGGCTGAGATCACCCAAGCTCTGGCCGAATTGCGCCATGCCGGTATAGACGCCAAAGTCCGATGGTTGCGCCTTGGGCTGCTCGGTCGGTACAGCTACGGGCTGCGGCCTAATTATGGGAAGAACGGGCAAGGTATTAACTCATCCAATACGCTCTAATAGCACCATAACGATTAGAATTGCCGCGCCCAAAAATAGCGCGACGACAACGATAGCCGCTAATACAATTAAGTCTCTCAACCAATCCTTCACTGTTAAACGCCATTATTTTTAATCTCTTTGCTTAGTATTGCGTGGGCTTCATATAGCCGCTGCAATCCTATCTGCATGCGGCGAATAATGTCTGCTTCCGCTTGGCCTAACATGTAGTGCTCCACCGCCACGTCGATAATACGCCGCGCGTGATCGCGGTATGCGGCCTCCAACGCGTCCTCTAATAGTTTGTTCGCGTGGTTATTCACCGCGATCTCCAGATCGAGCACTCGGCAAAGTCCATGCTCGCCGGTGGCGGTGTTTCTTTAGGCACAATCAACCAAGCCGTATAGCTAGTCTCAGGTAGCAAGTTAGAACGGCGCGACGTTGAGCAGTTGTAGACTTTGTAACCCGCATCGTTGAGGCCGTTAATCTCGGGGATCGACAAACCGCCCGCCGTGACGGAGCAACCCATCAACACGAGTAGCAGTATCATCGTCATTGCTTTATTTTCTGCGCAAAACTAGACGGTAAGCATTTCCAATATTCCGTTGGGATTTCATTCCAGTGAAACTCCCCTCTAGGTTTGGTCTGCAAAAACAAGTTTAAGTTGATTGCGCACTCTAACCGCTCAAACTCGGTGCGCCGTTTGTAATGCTCCCATAGCGCGACACCCGTGAGCATTGCTAGTGCAACAAGAATCATTACTACCGGCCCGCTGGCGCTGATCTCGCCAAAGCCGGTTTTGACGCTAAGTTTTTGCCCGTTAGCTTCAGCCATAGTAAATAATGTCCAATGCTCCTATTTTCATTGCACCGGGGAGTAAAACTGTGAGCAGCACAATCAAGCAAATGAGCACCGCGACAATCCAGACCAGTGTAGGAATGATGCTGGGCAAGCCCGGAATCTGATTGAGCAGCAGCACAATCACGTAAGCGAGTACCAACACGATTATTATCCAGATCAATGCATGGATTAAAAGCACTGGCATGGCATACCCTCCTATTGGCTTTGTATCTTGACGTTACTTCCCGCGCCTACTTTGATACTCGATGCCGCTCCTACCTTGATGTTGTATGAAACACCGCCCGGCGCGCTTAACGGCGTGGTCATATCGGAGGCAATCTGGGTCTGTGTGCGCGCCCGGTTATACATTTGCACTTCGTCAATCTTGCCGATGAAACCCTCATTGAATCCCGAGTTACCTACTTGCAAAGTTCCGCTTGACGGTTCCATGTGGTCGGTATTGGTTGCCGTCGCCTGCGCTGTGGCGTTCTGGTAAATGGTTAGCGTGGTACCGTTATAGGTTCCCGTCAGGTGCGTCCAGGTATTAAGCGGAATGGTTGCCGTGCCGCACACAAAATGATCGACGCCGTTGGTGGTGAAACCGAAAACCGGCGCGTTATTAGTCGGGCAATAACCGGCGTCGCTCGACGCATAAAGCCAATAGACATAATTCTTGGTTATGACGGATCGGAAAACAGTGGCGGCGCTTGAGGGATTAACCCATGCCTCCAGCGTCGCGCCGTCCACCAGGTCAAGGCTCGGCGAGTCTGGAATGGTAATACTCCCGGTGCCGTCGAATACCAGCCCGTTGCCGTAGCGTCCCTGGCCGCTGCCCGCCCAGACAACGCCGCTCCCAATGGTGCCGTTATTCCCCTGGCCGGAAGTGTCGGCAATGGCGGTGCCGCTGCCGGCGTCCAGCGCAAGCGCCAATACCCGGCCATCGGTCTGGGCCACCCTGGCCACGGCTATGGAGTCGGTGCCGGTATTTCCGCCGCTGTCGGTGGCCGTTACCGTTACGGTATGCACGCCGCCCGGCTGTAGCGTTATATTCGGAATATTCCAATTTGCCGTTCCTGTGGCCGTGCCGCTGCCGCACCCACTCACTATGTTACCGGGCGGAAATACCACCTGGCAGTTCCAGTTTACACTTGATGGCGTAGGGCTCGCCGTACCGCTAAGGCTGGTCGTTGTGCCGGTGGTGTAATAGTTCGGATTGCTGGTCGGCGTGGTTACTACCACGGTCGGGCCGGCCGCCTGGTATTCATAGGCGCCAATATCCCATGTTCCATCGGCGCCGCGGGCGTTGCCGGCTATGTCGGTGCCGATCTGCGGTATGCCGGTGCCGCTTAAATTGGTGCCGGCATTTCTCGCCGGCGATGTAGATTGAAGTTGAAAGTTAGCACTACCCGCGTTGACAAATAGCGGGTTGGTGCCATCTGCGACGTTGTTCGATTGCGTAGCGCAACTGCCGGCTACAATATAGGCAGCGCCGTTCAGCATCTGATAAGCGATGTTGTTTTTGAAAATGGTGCCGGTGCCGCAATCGGTGAATAGTCCTGCCGCGCCGCCGCTGTTGTAAATCGTATTGTTGTAAACCTCGACATTGGTGACATGTAAAATAATCGCAATGGCGCCCTGATCGTTACCGGCCGGGCGCGTACCGATGTTATAGATCACGTTGCCGTAGACCTTCGCGCCGTCGTAGCCGCTGGCAACCAAAATCCCGTCCACTCGCGCTTCCGGGGTGGATTGCTCCACGTAACTGCCATTGATGTTTCGGTCAGTATTGGACGTGTTGTAGATGGTGTTGAATCGAATGATCGTGTTGGGCGACGCTGGCGGGCCGCCGTTATAAGTTTGGATGCCGGCTCCCGTGCAGTTGTAGATCGTGTTGTGCTCGATGATGATGTTCGACGCGCCGTCGGAGGAGTAAACGCAGTTGTCGTTGGAGGTCGTCCCGTTGTTATGAATCTGGCTGTTGGACAGCCATGAGCCATTGCCGCCGAGTTGAACCGCGATTCCGGTATAATTGCGGATCTCCATTTGATCCATGCGTAGATTGGCGTTGGTAGTGCCGCGCCCGCCTAGTATAGGCCCATTGGCATACCCTACCGAGTTGCCCTTCAGGTCGGTGAACGTGCCCGAGTTGGGCGCACCCGTGCCGTCCATTATCATGCCTTGGAACATCACATAGCCGTTGCTGTTGCAATTAAACGTGCACCATGGCCAGTTGGCTTGTAAGACAACGCCGCCTACTGTTTCGGCCTGGATTGTGACGAATTGCCCGGCGGTCCAGCTATTACCGGCCGGAATCTGGATAGCATTTCCCGCTAAATTATAAGTGCCGTTTTTTAAGATGAGAATGTCGCCCGCGCCTGTCTGTCCTGTACCGGTTGCTACTGAACATGGGGTGGCATTAGAACAGGTCGAACCACTACCGCCGGATGACGCATAGCGCGTTGTCGCCTCAGCCTGAGTTGCAAACAATAAAAGTAATAAGGCGATAAGTAATTTCATTGGAATACTACCGCCCGGCGTTTGGCCGGTGCCGGCGCTCCGGCTGCCGCCTGTGCGATCGGGCATGCGATAGTGGATTGATACGCCGCGCCCACGCCGGCTATGGTCATGGCATTGGTGCCTGACGTGGCGCTGGTGCTCACGATGGCCGCGTAGTTGGCGTTGGCTATGTCAATGCGCTTGGTGGAATTGGCGTCCACGGTAAAGCCCGGCGATACCGCCGAGTCATTATTGGTCGCTACCGCTATGCCCATGCCGCCCGAAGCTATCGTAATGGTCACGCTGCCCGGTGTGCCGGAGTCCACTATTCCCGAATCGGTGCCGCATGTTCCCATTGGTGTTGTCTGGTGTGCGCCGGTAAAGGTCACGCATGTAAGGGCTTTGTCCGCCGCGGTGCCGCTCAAAGTTGCCGTCACGGTCTGGTTGTTAGTCGCCGGCGCGATCAAATACCATAGGTCAACGGCATAATCGGTGCCGGTGGTAATCTGGCCTACCGCGCTATGAGTAAGATTGACGCCGTTGTGGGTTACGCTCGAAACTGTTTCATTGCTGCCGTCGTTCTGGTGCACCGCGCAAACTAAAAGGCGGTTAGATCCGCTCGCGTTTATGGTAAGGCTGACGCCGGTTACGCCGGTGCCGGACGTGGCGCTGTTGGACGAATCATAAGCGACCGCGCCCAATGCCAGCGCCGGGCATAAAAGCGCAATCCAGATAGCTGATAGAATCCGTCGCATTTACATAGCCCGCCGGATCTTGATGCCAACTTCCAATAGTTCCGCTGTCGCGGTTAGCGTGTCGCCGGCGTCGCCGCCTATCCTCTGCACCTGCAAGTAAGCGGTCTCCCCCGCGCTGCAATTAGTCATGGATACGCCGGTAAAGCTGGTGGTCTTTCTCTGATTGGCCGTGCCGGTATAGGCGGTATTGCTCGCGCTCGCCGTGTTGTAGCTCGGGCCTGTGCTAATCGCCTCGCTGTCGGCCACGCATCCGGTCGCCACGCTCCATCTCACGGCATTGGAGCTGGCGGCGTTGGCGAACCAGAACAAGTCAATATCGACGGCGCCGGTCCAGTCGGTCGGTAGCCGGAAATGATTGGTCGCCGTTTGCGTGGCGGCATCGGCAAAGCTCAAAGTTCCCTGAGTCGTCGTGGTGCCGAAACATGACGGCGTGGGGGCGCCGGAGGTCGGCAAGTCGAACCCGGCGGCGGCCGTGGCGTTGTTACAGCCGGCGGTGGCAAGCGAGACATAAGTCGGGATCGTAATGACGTTGCCGGTGCCCTCGGCGTCTATGGTCTTGTTGGTCAATACGTCAGCGGTCGCCTTGGCTACCAATGTGTCCGTGGCGTTGGGGTAGGTAATCGTCTTGGTGCCTGTGATAAGTGAAGGATCCAGCGTTAAGCAGTTGGTCGAGCAGTCACCAATGACGGGCGGGACGGCCATCGTTATATTGGTGCCCGTGTCGGCCATGTTGCTGTCTGTAATTGTTGTCGTGGTGGCAAACTTGGGGATTTTGCTCGTAGTGCCCGGTCCTACGCTGCCGCCACTGCCGGTGCCGCATCCTGCGCCTGCCGTTCCCAGCTTGTAATTGTTCCCCGAGACTACCCAAGTAACGCAGTCGTTATTTGCCGGGGTAACGGTAAAGGTCGGTAGTTTTGCGTCCGCGCTCGACTGTCCGGCATGATACATATTGTTGGTCGTGTCATAGGCGAGCTGCGAGTTGGTGGCGGCCGTGGCGCCCGCGGATCGCGGGATAAAAAACTGTGTAGCGGCGCTATAGTCCTGGGCACCCGTGGTGAACGTGTTGGCGGCGTTGTTCTTAACAATACTTGAATCAACGGCTACGGTCGGGTTTCCGGCTACGCCATCGCCATTGGTCACGGTTATGCCGGTGCCGTTGGCTATACTGCGGTTAATGCTGGTATTACTTGCGGTTTTGACGGCTATACCATTGGCCGCCGGTTCCTCTAAATAGTTGGTGCATCCCTGCGCCACGCCCGCCGCATTGATGCCGGTTGGGGCTTGTCCGGCGCTGCAATCGGTTGGATCTGCCGCGAGTGCCGCGGCCGTCGTCGCCGCTATATTGCCGCTGCCGGATGCCTGCAAGCTGCCGCCGGTGCCTATGACTAGCGCGTTGGTATTGGTGCCGCTGGTTATGGCGCTAAACGCCACGCTGCCGCCGCTGGTAATAATGTCGGTGGTGGCGCCGTTCTCGCGCGCCCTGAATTTGCCGGTCGAGTTGTTGTACCAAACATCGCCGTTGACCGGGGTAGAAGGATCGCCGGTGCCGGGGGTCACGTTCAGGCCGGCGGTCGTTGCGTTGTGCTGTACGCTCTGCTTACTGCCTGCCGTGTAACTATTGGCTTGGTCGTTATAGACGGTGGCGCTATTGCCTTGCCCTTTGGCTATCCGGCTGCCCGCGTCCAGGCCGGCATAGCCGCTCGGCTGGTTCTTGTTCGCCGTTGCTTCCTTGGCGTTGAGCTGTGTCTGTACGGGCGTCGTGGTTACGCCGGCGAGCAGGCTTAACTCGGTAGCCGTTACGCCGGAGGCTTGTAGGTTGCCGCTGCCGTCGGATTGCAATGCTTTGGCCGCCGTTAATCCGACAACGCCTGTGGCAGTAATGGTGCCGGTGGAGGTTACGCCCAGGCTTGCGCCCGCGCCTATCTGCATTGAGGCGGTGGTATTGGTGCCGCTCAGGATATTGTTAAAGGTCGGTTTCTGGGCCGCGTTGTCGGCCGGCTTCCATGTATTGCTCGGTCCGTCCCACAACAAAACCTGCTGATTGCTCGGCGCCGCGGTGGATATGGCGTTACCTTGGAGGCTTGTAGCGTTGCCACTAAACGTGCCGCTCGATCCTACGCAGTCGTTTAAGGTGATAGCCGTTGCAGTGGAATTCCAGCCTATGCATTTGTTGGCTACCGGGCTCGGCAAATCCAAAGTGAGATTATTGCCGTTGTACGGGCTCCATGGCGGGAATCTAAGCCCGCGGTTATGCGACTCGGCCAATTCCTGAATCGCCATGGTCGCTATATCGAGGTCGCGTTCTATGCGCGGGCCGGAGATAGCACCGCCGGCGGGATAACTGGTCTGCTGGTTTAATGGAGCTAAACGATAAAAGGCTATGTGGCTGTTGGCCGCCGGTGCTACATTGAAGATAATCTGGCCGCCCTGGTCGCTGTTGACGCCGGTTACGGTATAGTCGGTGCCTAAAGTTTTGATTACATTGTCTACGGCTACCTGGATATGAATTTGATCGTCTATCTCAAACGTATATGCGAACGTGGTTGTTGAGCCGTTGCCAGTATAGTCATTGCGAGGTATGCCATTGAAAAACACTATGGCTTCGGCCGGCGGCATGAATACCGGCGTAGCCAATAGCAAGGCAAGTACAAGGAATATAGATTTTAGTTTCATGTTAGCCTCAAAAGAAAAAGGCGCCGTCCCCGCTTGTGCACAAGGACAAACGCCTTTCTCGCCGCGGCCCTTAATCCAGCTAGCTAGACCGGATCAAAGTTAAACCGATGTATCGTAATTGGTTCCTAGTCCATAATTGCTGCCATAATTGCTGTTAATGAGCCCTGGCGATTTGTATGCATAGTATTGTCTTGCCAATGAGCCCGCGCCCTGAAGCGCACCGCCGGCTACTAACCATGGCGTCTGCGCATTGTAGTTTCGCGCCTGCTGGCCATATAGCGCCGCCTGTTTATATGCGCCCTGCTTCTTCAACTCGCCGCTGTAGTTAATGCGTAATTCGTTCAACGCCCCTTCATAGGCGTTATTCAAATCGATCATCTTGCTTGAGCCGGCTTCGGGATCTACGCCGGAGGCCGCGGCCATAGCTAACTGCTTAGAACGTATCTCTTTATTTTTCGCTGTCTCGGCTTGTACTTGTTGCGTCGTCTCATAGTCGATATTGGCTACGTCGCTGGTCGGTCCTTGAGTAATAGCTTGGGCGTTGTATTCGGCGGCCTTCGCCGCCGCCTTACTTTGCTGTACCTGTGAGGCAACGCTAAGCCCTGTTCCAGCGGCGGACATTGCCGCCATGACGCCCATCATTATTTCGCTTATGCCGAAGTCCATATTATTTCGTCCAAACGAATCTTCTGACTTCGCCCTCGTCCTTGAATCCGAACGATAGCGGCCAATGACAAGCCTTAGCGTCCTTCACATTGGCGAAACACTCGGCGCCGGCTAATTTCATTTCTTCTACAGCCTCAGCAAACTTGACTTGTGCCGCCCGGTGCGCCCGGCGCATTAATAAGGCGCTGTTTTTACATTCCTCCGAGAATACCGTCCAGACTATGCCGTAGTTATCGAATATCCGGTAAATGCCGCCCGCGGCGATCGGCCTGTCGTCCTTCATCAGCGTGTAGGCGCAATCGCCCGGCAAAATAAATTGCGTGCGCTTATCGGCGTTCAATGATTCTAAATGCTCGGGCTCCAATGTGACTAGACGGATCAATCCTTGTCTCCTATATTCACCGTGCCGAAAATCCCTTGGAGCGTGAACGGGCCGGGCGCCGTCTGAGTGAAAAACAGCGGCGCGTCCAGGCTCCATCCCTGCCCTGTTACGTTCACGTCGCCGGTAAAGGGTTGCGGCCCTTCATCGCTCGGATCTCCGGATTGAGCAAAAATCATGTTCTCGCCGTTGACGGCCAGGTTGGTGGTTTCCTTCACCCGGCAGAAAATCTTGTCCCACTTGCGCGGCATGCCCTCGATGTTGGCGCCCTGGATCGTCACGGGCACGGGCTGTACCGCCGGCCTGAATGGTAGCCCTACCTCGAACCAGCCTGGCGCCTGCACGGTATTGGCCGGCCCCATATCTATGATGCCGCTCGTATTGACCACGAATTGCCCCATATATCGCCCGCTCGATTTGGGTCGGGCCGCGGTAAGGTTGCCGGTCGGGTGAAAGATCACGTCGCAGCTTTTGCCGATCAGGTAATTGAGCTGGCCAACATAGCCCTGGATCGCCGAAACGGTGCCGCTTGCGTGGTTGATGACGGTGGCGCAATCGGTCTGCATTTGCGGATATTTGCGCTGTGTTAGTCCTTCATGGTTATCCTCGAAAAATTCGATGTAGCGTTTTGTCTGTCCGTTGATAAAGCGCCGGACAATGCACCAGACCTGAGCCCTATCGCCGGCCGGGTGCGGTATGACGCAGACGGACTCAAAGGCGCCGTCCGTGATGAACCGGGTAAATGCTATGACTTCCTCCTGGTCGTAGATGGTAAGGGCTACGAGTTGGCCGTCCTCGCGTACCACGTAAATGACGCTGTTTGGGTTTCGCTGGTAGCAAATGGCTCCTTGCCGTGCCTTGGATCCGCCTTCCTTCGGATCGAACATATGGCGGCCGAGTATTGTGATGTTCTTGGTTATCAGACCGTCGGTTTGGAGCTCATAGGCAAGCTGGCAAATCTGGGTGCGGGTGCCGTCGATGTAATAGACCTTGCCCTTGGTCTTGCCGACGTAGGGAATATTGGCGCCGCCGATGGGCACGTCGGTTCCCGGCCCCTTCATAAAGCGGATGCCGGTATTGATCTCGATCGGCTGGATGGCCGCGGAAAAATCTTCTTCTCCTATGTAGAGTTCATTGATAGATTTCAAAAATGTAATGGAATTGGCCTTACCACTTCTGATTGTGTCCTCGTAGGCGTCGGCGTCCAATGAGCCCACGGCGTAATTCTCGTAATCGTCGGCTGCGCTCCCCCATACCGTGGTGGGCTGCGCGCGCGTACAGGCATGCACCAACCGGCCCTGGTGAAACTCGATCACCTGCGGAAAGCCGTTGGTGCCGTTCCATGACGAGCTATCCAGGCTCCAGGCGTTAGGTGGCGCTACGGGCGGATCCGCGGTCGAGGACTTGTTAAGCACGGTCCTGATGACGCCGGTTGCCAGGCTCGCATTGGTCACGCCAAGAATCTGAATGGTGCCGCCCCAAGCCTTGATGTACTTGCCCACGTCGGTCTGCCGTAATGACGCCGCGCCCATGGTAAGCGATACCTGCGTCCCTATTGGCTCCTTGGCGTTAATGTCTAGGCTCGCTTGCGGCGAAAAGGCCAGACGCCAATCGGTTGCCGCCACTGCATTGGCTACGCCAAGTGTATTTGGCCATGTACCGATAATGTTGACGCTGATCGTATGGCCGTCGAATACGGTTACAATCTGGCCGCGATACAGGCCGCCGTAGGCTTCTATAAAGCGGCCCTGGTCGCCGGCGAGAAAGCAATTTTGCGCGGTGGTGAAGGTAACGCCGAGGCCGGTCGGCGCGCCCGGCGTCAGTGTGCCGCCGCCAATCTCAAAGCCGGATGGCGCATCTTCCGCCGACGGTGGCGGGTTCGGCAGAATGGGGCCGAAGCTCCATAGCGTATCGCCCGCGCCTAGCAGTTTGGCCGGGTTATAGCCACTCGAGTCGATAAACAAGCCATCTACTAACTGCTGCCATTGGAGGTAGGGCAAGTACTGCTCGGCGTAATAACTCGTTACTTCCAGCGGGCCGCCTGGACTCACCTGCATAACAACATTGTCGATAATGCATTCCGGCGGGATATTGGTGGCGAATATGATCGTTATTACCGGGTCAGGTGCGACAAACGAATCTACATAGTGGCCGGGCGACAACTGGACTTTATAAAAATCGCCTGCCGCTGCCGAGTTCAAGATAACCGTGCATTGCTGGTCGAATACGTCGAAGCTGAACTGATACCTCGCGCCGACAATTAAATTGATGTTTTGCCCCATGATCGCAAAACCGTAGGTCGGCGGAAAAACGCTGGCGTCAATCACCTGCGGGACTAATTGCGCGGCGCCCGCGGGATGCCAGACCATGTAGCCGGTATCGTTGCCGGTGATCTGAGTCCAGCCGGTAAGCGAGCTATTGAAGTCGCCGTTTACTACCAGGTTAGGGCCGCTGGCCGCCTGGATCTGACCGGTGCCTTTGTAAAAGCGGAAATAGCCGGCGCCCGCCTCGATCACATAGGCCAGCGATTGCGAGCGAATGAACGGAATCAATATGGCTAGCTGGTTGGTGTATTTGGCGAACTGGATAAGGCGGGTACCAGGCCGCTTGGTCACGCCGCCCTCGGGCAGCACGATGATGTTGGCGCCGGTGACAAGGCCATTCTGATACGGCGCCAAATCGGGCCGGGCCGTTATGTATCTGGACAGCTCCCCTCTTGTGAAGTTCAGCTGAGCTGGTCTGGTCTTAGCCATCGCGACATTCGATCAAGTCGGGTGACGTGTAAACCTGGATGCTGCCCTTCTGTCCGTCGGCGGCCAGCGCATCGTATAGATCCTGCTGGTATCGCTGTAAATAAAGTTTGTTTAGGCTTTCGTCATGTGGGAAAGCCATCGCGTAATCTGCTGCTACTAGGTCGGTCAATGCCTGTTCAAAAGCACCTGCCCACATATTTGCATCATTGACTAATACTCCTAGATGAATGATTAGCGGCGGCCCTTCATTGGTGAGTAGCCTTGAGTTCATTTCGATCTGATAAACGAGGCTATAATCCGGCTGGCCGTTGGCTAGGGGATCGTCACCTATGCCCCATACGCTCAAATAATCCGTTGGTAACTGGTATTGATAAGTGAAGCCGGAAACCGGCGGCGTTGTCATGGCGGCGAACGATTGGCGCTTATATGAAAAACTCCATTTAAATTGAGTCTCCATAGCGCGTAAATCTTTATTTAGTAGTCTTGCGCATGTAACGGCTTTGGCGGTCGGATCATCGAGCGCAGCAATGTTGCTCTCGCCAATCATGTTCAAAGCGTTATTCGCTACGTCCACTAGACTAGGCATAAATACCCTTTAGAAGTTCGTAACAAATTCGTTTATCTCAATGTCCATTACGCCGCTGTCCAAAGCCTCAAGCTTGTAGCCGTAGTACCAGACGCGCTGCGTTATAGACTCCTCGACGTACCAGGCGCCGGAAGCTACCGATCGCCAGCGGACCTGTCCTGTTCCTGGGTGAACGATTCTATAGGCGTGGCCGGCGGCGGTAGCAGCGGTGCCGATCACCCGGATAGAGTTAATGTAGACGTGGCTTGTTGTAATGACGGTGCCAACGTCGCCGGGGGTTAATGTTACTAAGAGCATCTATGCGCTACTCCGATGCCATTTCCGCCGCGATTGTCGGGCTGCGGTCGGACCGCTTACGGCACTGGTTGGCGGCCCCGTAGTCGTGCTTCTGCCTAACGCTAGATTTGCCGCCACTGCGTTCCATGACTCCCATCCTCGGCGCCTATCAAATTTAGGTTGATAAAAGTCGCCCGTGAGTCCGGTGGCTGGCGGCGGTACTGGCAGATAGCCGGATGTATCATTGAACGCTCTGGCCGCCCATTTCGTATATAGACTGTAAGGCGATTGGCTATATGGGCTGAATCGGTCGCCCCACAGGATGGCTGCGGTGGAAAATACCGGGTTGTCGTTTGTCGGTACACGGCGCCACACCCATGCCCTATGGTCTGCCCTAGGGCTGTAATTATCGCCGTACAGGATTGCGCTTGCTGGTAGTACGGTGTTGTCGGTGATTGCTCGGCTATTCCATTGCCTGAACTGAGCGCATGGGATGTAACTATCGCCAACAATGGCGTTAGTCGGCGCAGTGAAAAACGCGAACGCCGGTGTGACGTCGTTGATCGCGCGCGCGTTCCAGGCTCTGAATTGAGCATATGGCGAGTAGTTATCGCCCCAGAGTATTGCCGGGATCGCAAATACCGGATTGTCATTAAATGGTTGAGTCCGCCAAGTGTAGGCGTTGTGGCTTGCTCTCGGGCTATAATTGTCTCCCCATAACGTAGCGGGTCGAGCGAATGTCGGATTATCGTTGGGCTGTCTTGCTTGCCATTTACTATGTTGCGCGCGCGGCTGGTAATTATCGCCCCAATAAACCGCGGCGTTGGGAAATACCGGGTTGTCGTAAAATGATCTTGCTTTCCAGATACCAGGAAAAGGCCGGTTAAGGTCAGCACGATAAGACTCGCCGCTAACAGCGGTTGCCGCCGCCGACGCCTGGATGTGCCGTGGGAAGTTGAGGAATAAATTCGACGGATATGATCTAAGTAATAGCGCCACATGCTAGCCTGCTATCTCATTCGGACCATTCTAAATAGAAATCTCCGTTCGGTGTTCCAGTATCGACACTGACTCGTATACCTAGCGCCTTATGGTTGGTGCTGCCGGACAATAAACTCCACGGTTCACGGCCTAACGGAAATTGAATGCAAAACGGACCGGGGTGCGGAAATCGCCACGATTTTAAAACGGTTAATGTTGTGGGTTCAGTGGTGACGTACTTGATGCCATAGGTACTATTGGGCGTTGCATCAGTACCGGATGAGAAGCCACCTGTCTGCTTCGCTCCCGTTGTGGTCTGGCCGGAGCCGGCACCGCCTTGCGTCGATTCAAATAGTTCTACAAAGCAATAGCCGGATGTTGATGCCACACTGCCGCCAATTTCTATGATGGAAAACTCACAGGTGGATGAAGCAATTACGTTGAGGGCCGTCTTTGCGCCGGTGGCTAATGCCATCGAAGCGGCCACTATTGTAAATCTTTGTTCCGGCATAATTATCCTCTAAAAAGTAGCCGCCCGATTGATGGCCTGCAAAATTGGGCTGGATATTTTCGGTTGTGCCGCCGCTCCTGCTGCCGCCTTGATCGCAACAATAGAGTGACCGATGTGGCTGTCAGTAGTGAACGCCCACGACATAGCCGTTGCCGCCGCTAAATATGATGCGTTAGTAATGCCAGCCGTGTCGTTCTGATGATTTGCTGTGTCGGTCTGCGAGCCACCCGCTGTGCAGTTGTCGGCCCCTTGCTTCCAGAAAACATCAAATGCAACACCGCCCGAGCTTACTGTTATATTGTCGGAACGCGGGGAGGTCTGAAATGCGTTATTGCCACCTGCATCGCTATCAGTAATAGTTGTCTGATCCACGCCGGTAAATGACGCGCTGATCGCTCCAAAGGCGGCGTTGCCGGTCTTGGATATGACTATGTTATGGGGGGAACCTGTGGCCGGATTGATAAGATCCCAAATCCAAGTCGATTGGCCAGCAGAAAAATCAGTGCGGTCAATCGACAATGAAACTGTATTATATGTGACGCCGGTAAAATCGTTGCTGCCTGTGCCTGAACCTATGCCAACGAAAATACCGAGGCTTGTGCCCGTGCAGGTATGAGCAAACGTAAGCGAGTTAGCAAAGCTCGTATTGCCGCCGCCCTTGGCATCGAACGCAAGTGCCATTCAGTTAGTCTCTACAGTGAGCTGTGATACGAGCGGGCCGTTTTGTATCGTGATTACCGCTTTGAGCCTTCTTCCGGCTATCGCTCCTGCTGGATCGCTACCGCTAGCCGCCGACTCCGCTACTTCGACACCGTTTATAAGGCCAATGCCGCCACTTGCGCCAAAACCAATCAGGATAATCGGATACGTCGTGCCGCCGTCATACGAAAGCCAAATATCGGCATTGGCTTGAGTATTTGCGTTAGGCCAGAAAGTAGGAGTTGCACTCGTACATCGCGCCAGCCGCACCGTGCAAGACGTTACATTCGATGGCACCGCGCCAATAATATATTCCCTGGAGCCGCTCGGTTGATTGATCGGCTGATGGTCAATAATTACGCTCACTAGTTATGTGGTTTCTTTAAAATCGAACGTGTAATCAATCACGATCGACGCAAGGCCGGCTATCGTTGAAGTCTCGATATTGCCGTTGGCGCCGCCGTTGGCTTTAAGCGTCATGCCGTCGTCGGGCTCTATCGCCATCCAGCCGCCCGCGCCGCCTGGTGCCGCACAACCTACGGTCCTCTGTTGCACCAAAGTACCGCCGGAAGTAGCGCCGGTATTTATAGTACTGCCGGAAGTTGGAAAATCGGGGTGCGCCTTGCCAATGGTAGCCAAAGCGGAACCCGCAGTATTGGCCGTGCCGCCGCGCTTCCAGTTGATCGCAGCGCCCGCCAAGCTTGTACCAGATGGCGAACGCGAGTTGATGGTAACGGCTACCACTGCGCAACCCGTGGCAGCGCCTGTGCGTATTCCCACGTCGGTTGCGTTCTCGGTGCCAGGCGTGGCGTTAGTCGCCACTGTCCTATAAGCATGGTAATAAAACGCCATAGTAGTTTCCCCTCTTAGCGGTGTTCGCCGCTATCTATAAATTTTTGTACTTCCTCGTCCCAAAGTTCCTGCAAGCCCGGCGGCGCGCCAGCGGTAAAATGGCAATCATCACACACCGCGATTACTAGCCCCACGCCGGCCTCCGTCACATACCCACACGGCCGGGAGCATATGACGCAATGGGCCGGCGTAAGCTGGCCAATCCTGCTCTGCACATTGCCGCGCTTTTTTATATCTCTTACTCTGGATTCCAACATGTTAACTAAACGTGATTGCAAACCCGGCGTCTAACAGCCACTTCATAACCATGGCCTTATTTAAAAGCTTTGGATTGAAGCCGAATACATACGTCTGCGTACCTTCGATAAAGAAGTGAATCTCCTCGCGATTCTCGCTTGATTTCCACCGCTCTATTCTAAGCTTCAAAGCTTGGCTTTTAATGCGTCGAGCGCCTGGTTCGCGTCGTTTAATTTCTTCTCCGCGTCGGCGAGCTCCGTCTTGACTACGGCTAATCTTTTCTGTGTCTTGTCCAATTCCTGATTAGCCTCCACTGCTGTCATTGCCCGATCCTCTAATTCCTTTAACTGCTTTAGAAAGTTGTCATTGTTAACAATGATCTGGTGCCAATGCTCGCCCACGCCGGCTATGATTTCCAAGATTGCCGCGGCCATAGTCGAAGTCTCCTTTTTAATCGGGGCGCTACTTGTCTCCCGCGGCGCCCCTTTGCGCGGTGGTGGCTGTCGGCTCGGTGTCTTATGACTTGTCGCCATAACTCCGTTAGTCGATTACGTAGCTAATAAACCCCTGGTATTTCTTCGTTGTCGCCAATGCTTCGCCGGTAACTTTGGCCGCTACATACTTAAGTGACGTAGACACCGTGGCCCGCGGAAGCTTATCCAACACGGCGTCAAATACCTTGAAGCCCGCTGCGTCCATGTTGAGCGCCGCCACGTAATCATTGGCAAAGCCGGTGCCCTGATCGTCGGTGGCCGGCCCATGGTCCGCTCCCGCCGTACCTGCGCCGCTCGACATGGCTTCCCATTGCGCCATCATGTTGAGTTCCCTGGCATTGGCCGGAAGCAGCGTTGTCGTTACGAAATCAGCTATTGCTGGCGCCGAAGCCGCCGGCGTGGTGTAGGTCCAATACGCAACGCGGACGCGGCCCTGCAAGTCCGTCGGCCGTACCAGAACCCTTGGAGTCGCCCGCATGTTAGTTACCTGATCGGAGTAGAAAGACGCCATGCCGCGGACGTCCAAAAGCCTGCCAAACATGCCGCGCGCCCATTCAATGCCAATCTCCAGTAGCCGCGGATGCTCTGCCCAAATAGTCCGTGACTTGCCGTCGATCGAGCGCCGGCGCAGGTCGGTTATTTGATCGCTATAAAATACTCGGGGTTTATCCGGTGTAATGATCTGATTTTCCACTGTACTTACCTTCTTTCTGCCAGCCGTCCAGGACACTTGCCGCCTGGCATTGCCGGCTTTGCCGCCGTAGGCCACTACGCGCGGGTTAATGGTTTACTTCGTCTCATCTACCTTGAATCTGCTAACGCCTTCTTCCTGCACTCGCGTTGCCGAGTATGTTCCGCACACGTAGACCTGCACGGCATAGCTCTTGTCGGAGCGCTCGGTAATGCGGGTGTTAATATCCATACCCATCGCGATACCCATGGAGTTTTCATGCCACGCATAGCAGTAGCGCATGTTGGTTGCCGGGCTCGGTAGCCGGGTCGTGCGATGCCACTTGAAGCCGGCCATGGTGTCGATGTCGCCGTTTACCAGCGCTCGCACGTTGTTATAGTCGGTGCTGGCAACGTTTGGCGCCGTGGTCTGCTTTAAAACCTGGTACAAGGCCGCCGGCGATACCACGATATGGCGCCCGCTCTCAGGCACGTCCTTGGCATCGAGGTTCTTTTTCACCTGGAGGATATTTTGGAGAGTCAGAGCTGCGGCGGAAAAATCGTCGTCGCCCGCGGCGCCATTGCCAGTGGTAAATGTAACCGGCGTGGTGCCTGTCTCGCCTGAGTTAGCCACGCCGTCAAAGGCAAATATGATCTCGTCATCATAGGCACGTCCAAGCGCCCAGGCCGCATTTTGGGCATACTCGGAGTCGGGAGAAATAAGGATCCTGATCTTGTCCTGCTGGTCTACGAGGTCGGCCCACTCGTAGTCGACCATGGCGCACATGCGCCGGGTGTGCGGGCTCGAAACGAGCGGCGTGTCGCTATGGCGGGTAGTGCGCTTGACGGCCGCCGTTGCGCCGAGTCTTTCAAAATAGACTTGTTTGCCGGTGACTTGCTGCTCGCGTACCGAGCCCCTAAGTACGCTACCCTGCTGCTGATAGAGGTTGATGACGTTGTTTTTGTACTGCTGAACAAAGGCTGTAGTTATGTCAAAAGACATTGGTCCCTCACAATAGAGTTAAATTTCCAGATGATTGGCGGGATCTGGAAAACCGCCCGTGAGGGGTAACCGCTTGCGCGGGCCCTCGCTACGCCTTAACCGTGGCGCAACGTACAGCCTTTAGGCTGTGCCTCACCGGGCCTCTGTTACGAGGGTAACCGGGGTTGGAGTTAGCACACTCCGTGATGGCGGCCAGGGCGGAAGAGCTTCGCGCCGTACGGCTAGGGGTGACTAGCTGCCGCCATCTTGCAACGTACTATTATTGTAGAGTCTGTAGCATATGTCCTAAAATCTGGCGCTGTTGTGGCGTATAAGCATCACGCCATTGATCCGCCTGATCCGGAGCTAAAGCGCCGCGGATATATGCATCTAACCTGCTCTGTTGAAACCAATCCGAAAATGATCGTTTCTCACCGTAATCCTTTTGTGCTTCCTGATAAGCTCTTTTGTCTATTGCCATCTGCTCAGGCGTTATTGAGCGCATAAACATCTGGCGCAACGGTTCCCATCCAGGGATTACATTCTTAGCATTGTGTAATAAGTCCCCAAATATCGCGCTTTTTAAAGCTTGGCCTTTTAAGTCTGGATTGAACACTTCCAATGTTGGATTGCCCGGTCTGGGATTATATTCCTCATCGGCCGGATAAAATTCAATTTGGCCGCCGCTTGGCCCGTTATCTGGTTTAGCCTGTCCGCGCGAGTCAATAATATTGTATTTAGTTTTACCTAGTTTTGGGTGTTGTGCTAACACGTCGGCTAAAGCCTGCTCCACTTCTCCTTGTTGTGGAGCTGCCCGAGAGTCTATCGCATCACGTAGCATAGTTGCCATTTATTTCTTCTTTACATGCTCCGGCAAGTTCTTGCCGCCGCTACCATACTCTCGAACCCATCTACGGGCAATGCTCGGATGTTTCATAAACATATATGCTCGTTGGGCTTTGGACTTGAACGGCATTTAGTAGTCGTCGCTGCCTTTCATCTTCTTGATACAGCCAATAATAACCGGGTCTGGATAGTTAGGCTGTTTGCCCTTGTAGACTAAAGTCCCGGTGCACGGCGGTGTCGGTAACGGCTCGTGTATTACCTTCGGATCTGGGTAGCCTGGTTGCTTGCCTGCAAATGTTACCGCCATATTGGTCCTATGTCATTTTGAATCATTTGTCGGTTCTTCGGGATTTAAAAACTTTTTAATATATTGACGGTACGTGTCGAGTGCTTGTAATACTTGTGGCTCAAGATAAATCTTTTCACGTGGACCAAACCCATTCTCAGTGGTAAGCCATATTCCGTAGGTATCGGTTTCCGCATAAACAGAGTCGCCCAGGTATTGCTTTAGCATTAGCCGCCTCTGACTAATCCGTTAGGATCTGGAAAGGCCCGCTTGTGTAGCGCCTCGACCTTCGCCACTGTGTCGGCGTGGGCCGGGTGCTTCCTATCCCAGTACGGGCCTTTATAGTCGCCCATGATCTGCTTGATCTCGGACTCGGCGCTCAGGTCTGGCACTCCTTCGCCTATATGGCCGCCGCTCTCTCGCCAATGCTTTCCTATCTGGTGCATGACATACAGCAACTGGGGATGGTTTGCCAAGCCGGCTACTTCCAGCCGGCCTAATTGCTGCTCGTCAATCTTCAATACATCGCGCATGAATACGCCGGCGTTGCGGGCTATGTCCTGGTAAGGTATGCCGTCTTGTGCCGCCCGCTTCTGTATTTCCTTCTCGGCCTCGTTGCGGTCAATCTCGATGATTGGCGCCGTAACCTTCATGGTTTCCTGATACAAGTCACGCAGGTCATTCATAGCCTCCTGGTTGAGACCGTGCTTATAGGCTATGGTGCGAAACTTGCCGATGAGCTCAGGGTTACGCAGCGGCTCGGGTACTATCTGGGCGTCGAAGTCCAGGCTATACTTATCGGCGGACTCCGGCGGCGGCGCGCCTTGGCGGGTATAGTAGCCGGCGGTCTTTAATGAATCTAAGAATCCTTTAACGTCCTCGGGCTTGCTGGTGCTGGTGGGAATTTTGACTGCTGTCTTTAGCTGTTCTACTAGACGGCTATTATTGGCTTGCTGGTCTATACTTCGCTTGACGAAGCTGGTAAGGTCTGCCGCTTCCTTTACTGCTGGCACCTGCATGTCGGCGGGCAGGCTACTGCTCCAATGCTCCGATACTTGCGGTGTAGTAGTGGTAGTTACTTCACCTTCGGCCATGTTATTCGTACCTTTCGAACATACAGTAAGTTCGCCACTCCGCTAGTACTACGGGAGGGTGCAAGTAAGTATATCCGTCCTGCTCCATTTGCATTATCAAGATTTCCACGTCCTTTGGCTCGGCGGTTCTAGGATATACGCAGATCACCGTCCTCTTCGGCTTCCTCTCCTGTTCCTTCTCTATGTTGATGTTCGGCATGCTCCAGGCTTTCTAGTAGCTGATGGTACACAGACCGCCGGCCTTCATTGTAAGCAGTATCGCAACAGCGGCCATTAAGGACATACGAGATAGTGCAGTAATCCTCGCCAAGCCACTGAGTAAGCACGCGCTTGCCGTGCGGACTATTGAACATAAGCCACAAGTCCTCGTAGTATTGCCATCGGCGCCGCTCAATTTCATTCTCATCTGCCGTTCGGTTCCACTTGCCGGGTAGCCATTGGAGAAAATCTTTAAATAACGCCATGTCATGCTATTTTGTTGGCTGACAGTATAGGGCTCTTAATAAACTGGCGGCGGTATGTCGTGGTCGGTGTAGTTCAGGCCATGGATGCGGTTCTCCTCTTATATATCTTAAAGTGGCATCGCCTAACTTTAATCGTTTCCATTCATCATCACCTGATTCTTGAAAGTGAGCGCGGCTATTGTAAAGAATTTTTCCTAACCTCAAAAAGCGAATAAGACTATTTTGGTCATAAATTTCATGTGGCTTGCTTGGGTTCCAGTCCGTGTAGTGGATACCTGCCCAAATCAGAAATGACAAACAATGGCAAAGTCTTTCCTGTAATACTTCATTTTCCAGCTTTTCATTTTTGTATAGTAACATCCATGCGATTATATCGTCGCGCCACAATGCGCGATAACCTGCGCTCACATTTGTGGACGACGCTAAAGCGTTTTGGTACCAATCTAATGCCGCATGGTAGCCATTGTTGTTTTGCGCGATAACTTCTGCTTTTTTCTTCCTTGGCTGTCTCGGCTTGTACTCTATTCCATGTTCTGCTCTGTGGCATTTGCGGCAAAGCACTTCTAATTCATCGTCTTCATATTCCCACGCATGTCGGCCATCAATATAAATTATGTGGTGTGTATTTATGCGCTTGCCACTTCTGCAACGTTCACAAGCCCCATTAGCTACAATCTTGCGTTCAGAACTGCGAATATTCCAACGCGGGTCTGCTAATTCTTTACGATATTGTTTTTTTGTCATGCCGGTGCCGGTAGTTGCGGCATGCCCTGCATACTCTGAACCAGCGGTGCGATGTTCTTGGCGCCCTGGCTCATCTGCATCAAATCCTGCTGCTGCTTCTGTTGTAGTTGGGCTTTGGTTCTGGCGTCGCGTATCTGCTTTACTTCCGCCTCGCTTCTCGTCACGGTAGCCGGTACGCCGTTTCTAGCCGCTATAGTGTCGCGCCACTTGTCGAAGTCAAAGCCGTCCAGCACTTCCGCCATGCCGGCGGTCTGGACCTGATAAGTAATGATCGGTGACAAGTCGCCAAAAGTCTTGTTGAGCGCGCCGGCTTCATCGGCTGCCTGGGCCTTGGCGAGCTGGTTTTCGAAAGTAATGTCAACGCCGCCGCCGCCTTCTACCAATGCCTGTGGTGGCGGGCTGAATAGACCTTGTTCGAATAAGTAGACTACCAGCGGATCGAATAGCGCCTTTAGAAACTCCTTCTCAAACCGGCCGTAAGTGGAACCTAGGATCTGGTAAAGTAGCTCAAGCTTCTTGGCTAGCGTATAGTTATTGACTTCTTTCAAGTCCATCTCGAGGACTTGCTGAATTACGTCAACGTAAAGGCCGGCCCGGATTGCCTGCTTCAGCTTGTCGTCCTCGATCTGGGCAAACTTCAAATCGCCGCCGGCATCCCACGGCACGATGCAGTCCTGGATCCGCTGGCCGTGCGTATTGACAGTGGTGAGTCCTGCCGGCTTGATGCGAAGTGATCCGATGATCGAATCAAAGCGGCTAAACACGGGCGGGCGGATCTTTAGGGCGGCGGCCTGGAGCATCATCTCGCGCGCCTTGTTCTTGGTCGTCATGTCGTTGTAGACAAGCTCGCAGGCGCCGCGGCCGTATGTCTCGCCGGGTACTATGTCCCAGCGCGGACAGGCAAAGCGGAACTGCTTAAAGCCCGATTCATCTACTATTTCCTTGCTCGCTTCCTCGACATAGCATGACGCCCATGGAAAGCCCTTGGCGCCGTAGCCGGCCTCGGTGCGCGGATAAACGGCATGCCAGAACTCAAAGTCCTGGTCCGGCTTCTCAGACTCTAATGCCCGCTTGAACTGGCACTGATCGGGAGCATTGGGAAATAGCTGGTTGGCTGCCCGCGCCGATAGCTTGAAGTTTCGGTAGTTGGTGTCCACTTCGCCGTTGCCATTAACGGCGATTAGAAAGCGCCCCACTTTATCGCAGCGGAAGTACAGGCCGCGAAACGTGCCGGTATTTCGCTCCCACGGCATGGCGGCTTTCTCGGTCCAGAATAATGACGCGGTGCCATAGCCGGCTACCTGCTTGATAGCCAGCGGCGCCTCGGTGTAGAAGTTGGACCGCGCCAAAGCGTCCATCATGCGGTCACGCGATTCCTCGCACCATTCCTTGCATGTGTCATCGTCCTGAAGCTCTGGGTCGCTGGGCCTGATCTCGATGTACTTGCGTTTTGGGTTGATGATCTCGCCGGCAATGAACTTGCCGAGCGTATCTAGCGCCTGTTCGCCGGTGCTGTCGTAAATGTCGTAGGTGACGGATTCGCCATTTTTCTGGCGGGTAATAATGCCGCGGGTGTAAGGATCGAATAGTTTGGCGATCTTATCCCACCTGTCGCGGTGGTTCATCTCCATCGCCTTTAATTTATCCTTGCGCTTCAGTATTTCAGGGCCGGAGGCTGGCATTAGGCATATCCGCCAGTGGTCGCTGAGCCCGGCGCACTATAAGCGCTGCGTAGCAATGACGCCGCCCGTAGGTTCACGCCGCCATAGCCGCGGGTCGATCTATTGCGCATCTGCTCGGTAGCCGATGCCACATCCGCCGCCGCCTGCTTGTCCATTTCGGTCTGCTTGGCGGCGGTATCGGCGGCTACCTTTGCGGCATCGTCGGCCTGCTGCTGCGCGATCTGCGCCGACATGTCCTGTGACTTCTGGATTTTAGGGCCGCCCATTACAGTTTTGGCTCCTCTTTTGGTTCTTCCTCCGGCTCGGGCTCAGGCTCCGGAGGCGGTTCTTTTTCCGCTTCCTCTTTGTCGTGCTCTTCTTTTTCCTTTTGCGCGTGGAAGGCCGCTTCCTCGGCTATGATTTCCGGCGGTGTTTCTTTTGTGCTCATGGGTATAGATGCGCTCCTTTTCGCTTTGACGCCCATAGTGGACCTCGGTTTTGGTTTGGCTTTGAGTTTATTCTTGGCCTTGTTTTTTGGCTTTCGGCCCTTGCGTGACTTCATAACGGCCTCATATCATTACAGAATACAAAGTACAAAGTTTTTTGTTGACACGCTCTATACTACCTGTGATATCTACCAATCCCGTCCGATTTCCTCCCGGGATCGCGTTCCACGCCGCTTCGGTCATAAATTTTTTACGCAATGACTACGCTATTGCTATTTGAAGATCAGCCTACGTCGAACCTCCCGGCTGATAACAGTGTCCCTTCGAAGGTTACGTTTAAAACTCCGCTCGAGATCGCTGCCGATAAAGTTCGCTTTAACGCTATAGTCGCCAAGATAGAACGCAACTTGCCTGCTCTTATGGAGAGACTCGCTCATATGGCAAACTCTGAGTCGATCTCGATATCGGTTTTGTAGTTATCGATCTCGCGCGGGTCGAACCGAGTATCGATCTTGATTGGCCCACGGCTAATAGCAAAATCCCTGAAGCCTGACATCGCCATGGTCCTGAAAGCATCGGCGCCATTTGATGCCCAGTTGTGAAGCGGCTTGTCTTTGAACGTCTCGTTTATCTCGTCGCGCTCCTTGTGGTATTCCGTGAGGCAATCAATGCCGCGGGCGCATCTGGTTTCATCGAAGCGGCAGAGGCTGAACAAGCCGCGGGCCGCCTCAATGCCGTCGTCAATGTCACCGCGCGGCACAATATCCACGGGCTTGATGCCCAGTTTTTCCGCGGTGTCGCGCCGTGTCTCGCCGGAAGTGAAGTCGCGGTTGCGGCCGTCATGCGGCCAGTAGTGGCGGGCGTACGTGTATGGCTTGGCTTTAAGCACATTGGCGTAGTGGGCGATTCCTTCTCCGGTCTGCTCGTAATAGTCGATTAAATCGACAAAATGGCCGTCATACTGCGCAAACCAGATCGCCGTGGCGTCACCTACCCCTATATCCCAAAAAGTGAATACAGGGGCATTTGCGGCCCAAGGAAGGGCTATTATGCGCTTGTCCTGTCTTGCCTGCCGGAGCTGGCGGACGTAGTAGCTTCCTTCCTGATAGCCCTCAAAGCTGCAATAGTATTCCTGCTGAATTAGCTCCTCGCTCATGGGCTGCGGCCCGTGGCGCTCGGCGTCAATCTTGGCTTGGCTTACTACTGGAGTACCGTCGGCCCTGAAAGTCTCGTTCACGGTTAGTAGGCTTGAATACCATGCCGGATCGTTAACCGCGGCGTCATACATCCGTTTGGCGTGGTTATGGCCGCGCGGTGTGGTATTGAATATCGCCCAGCCGTCATTCTCGGAGAGTATCGGACGCACCAAATCCCAAGCTCGGGGATTCTGCAAAGCATACTCTGAAAATATACAGCCTATCGGATTAGTACCGACAATCCTGTCGATGTTGTCCGACCCTATGAGCTGGTAAATGCTGCCATTTTTTAAAGTGATCTGAAGCTCGCTTTCACTCTTGCTCTGTACTAAATCAGTGGGAAAGTGATCGAGCACCTTGAAGCCTTCGTAGTCAGTGCCATCCCAGATAGCTTTTTTGGCCTGCGTGTAAGTAGGAAACAAGTGAAAGTAAGTGCCGACGCGGCCGTTATTTTGTGGGAACATCTTTGAAATCAAGAAATTTAAGTCGGTCTTGTCCTTGCCGCTCCGCCGGTGCCATACCTTGATCGCCCGCTTGATGCCCGTTTGCATGGCTATCCAGAACGGTACTTGGTACGCTCTCGGCGTGTAATTGTAGGGAATAGTGACTAAATGTGATTGCAATGGTTGGGGTTTGGACTTGCTCATCTGGAGCTATCTTATCTATGGCGTGGATTAAGACTTTATCCGATTTGCGACTGCGCTTGATGTAATGCTCAATAAGCGGTTGCGCATTTTTCTCCAGTGTTTCGCGGATTAAGTCTTGTGCGCTTTTGGTTTTCCTGCCGGCGCCGGGTCTACGGCCGCCATATTGTCTAGCTGTCTCAGTTGTAAATGGCATGTGATAGAACGTGATTAAGCATTCCCAATATGGGTTTCTAAAATATCATCGAAATCGAGGACTTCCGGGAGTTGTTTAATGGTACTGAAGAGAATCATGCTGCAAACCAGGCCGTTCCAATCCAGGCCTGATAAAAAAACAGCTCCGGTAGAAAGTTCCACCGGAGCCATTTCCCTCGCTTGTGCCTGGTTCTGTCGATTCACATTTCGCGCATACTACAACCAGAAACAAATTACAACACAATTTGTATTAGCAATTGAAATTTAACAATTTCGATTGCCTGATTATTGTGCTTTCAGTGTTTAACGATCATCAGAATGGCGAAGATCATCACGATACATAGTCCCACGCCTACACCTAACGCTGCTGTCATGCCAAAGCCGAACAGGTTTTTACGGTATGCCGTCCAGCAGCCAAAAAGCGACATCACCAGCACAACTATACTCAATGCTAAATTCCTCATTATTCTGCCTCCATCGTGGCTCCAGTGCCATCCATCTCCGGAAACACCGCATTTATAACACTTACAGGATCAGTACCATCGGGGTTGGTCACGTTAAGGCCAAGATTATCAATCCACCAATTGAAGGTCGATAAGTTCCCTGCCAATGTCCGGTAGCGCGTCCCGGCATTCTCTGCCGCCCATTTCGCCCGATCCATCTCGTTTGGGTAGCAGTCCACTGCCATCTTGGTCAGCCCATCTATCACTACGGCGTCATCAACCATCAAGTTCCAGAGATTGGGTAACGACAGATCGCCATAACTCCCCAGATCGCCGCTGCCGTCGTAATAGCCGAGCCCCTCCTGAATCGCGCCAGGATTATCCCATTGATAAATCGGTCCCTGAGCGCACCTATCAGCGTCATAGGGGTCGAACGTGGCCATCAGATTCCCACCGACGCCACCGACCGTGCATACCAAGCCAATGACGTTAAAGTACGCAGCCACTCCAGCCATCGGCGGGGCAATCAAAGCCGTCGTGTTAGCAGCGGTGACGAGGGTGGCACCTAACGCGATGGCATCATTTGACATGCTCTTGATTTTATCCTTTGTGCCTTGACTGAACAGATGCGGTGTTTCAGGTGACGGTGGGTTGGTGACGGCTGGCGGTGTGATTTGCACAATGTCAAAATGGCATCGCGTGCCGCCGCAATTCCCGCCGGCGCATACCGCATATAGGTTTTCGTATGCTTGGGTAGTTACGAATTGGAATTGAAAGTCATTACCGCCTAGTTGAGTTATGTAGCTATAGCCCTCGCCGCCGGACGGTTGCATTGCATAACTGCACCCGCCGCGGTTGCAGATATGATCGAGCCAGAAGTTGGCCACAACGGTGTCGCCGGCTTCGCCGTTATAGATCGGCCCACCGCAGAGTTGCGCAAGTGCAGGTGAACAGAACAAAACCAGGAACAGAAAGCAACCTGAAATCAATCGCATAACCTTACCTCCCTTTACAGATTTGCTCGGGGTGATAGGCTATGCGTTGGGCGCATATCGACCTTCTCCCCGAGGGTTGATAATTGGCGGGTCGGGTGTTTCGAGCACTCGGCCCGTCGCTTTTTTACAGCGTTGGGTTCACCGTTTATTCACCCTCTGTATGGCGTCAAGCCTTGCCAATATAGCCTCGCTGGTGGCGGTAGCTGGAAACTTCTCATGTAAATAGGCTATCTGGTTTCTAGCATCGGCTATCGCTTCCCGCAGCTTGGCGATCTCGATCTCCAAGTGATCAGCATACGCTCGCAGCTTGGCAATCTCGGCTTCTGCCTTGTCACGCTCCAAACAAACGTTACGGTAAGCTCTATATCCTTTTACCATTTCGTCGCTGATAGCTTCCCGCAGCGCGGCGGCCACGGCGGGACGGAAATAGGCGGGACAAGTTCCGTGATGCTCGCGTGTTTCAGGACTAACTGTGCTGCGCCAGCAATAACACGGCAGCAATTCTGCCGCCTTTTTATCCGCGTCATCCATCAGTATCCCTCTATGTACCTGACCATGAACAGGAAATAGCCGCCGAGAAAGCCCATAGCCACGCCGATAAAGTACATAAGTAAAATCAGATCGATCATTTGGTTATTTCTCTTATGCGGCGGTTTTCATTAATCATTTTGTTTAGCTCCAATATCAGCCGGGCCTCGCGCTCACGCTCCATGCGCATCTTGTCGCGGTGCTTCTGGAGCTGCTTAGATACCCAGAGGTTGAGCCGATAAAGACATATGGCGACGATCACGAACCAGATAGCCAGAACACCGATTCGATACGCCCAGAGTTGGTAAGTCATATAAGCCTACAAAAAACGCGGTACAGGATAAACCATTAAATTTCGTCAAACCGGCCCTTATTTGGCAATTGGTCGAGCCAAATTGGCCTTTCTGGCGACGGTCGCTTTTGCCAAAGCGGCTTTCTTTTGTTCACTCAACGGGTGATAAGGGGTTATGTAAGAGGCCAGCCCGGCGTCAATAGCCCGGTCCTGCTCATCGCGCCACAGACAACATGGCAAGCAAATTCCACAATGTCTGGTGGTTATTTTTTCGCAGCGCCAATAATTACCCCACTTGCAAAGTTGCTTTATTCTCATGATCTAAGTCTCGGTTATCGTTATGCCGTATTGCGCTTGGAAGATTTTCTTTTTGAGCTGATAAAGCGCTGTGCGAGTTGCTGGCGACTTGACGTCCTCGACTATCAGGCCGGGCCATTCTTTATGGCGGTAAGTGAAGTCGGCAATGTAATGGCCTACGGTTATGCCGTTCACGTCCAAGTTAAATACTTGCTGGAGATGCAGGTCTGTAATCTGGCCTGCTTGCTGCATTAACTTTAGCTCGATGTAGCGGCCTGCCTCTTTCTTGGAGTCAAACACGATATTGTCCACCGCGGTCTTTCGGTTATGGTATTTAGCCGGCTTGTTGCCTAGCCGATCTAGGGTTGATCGTAGTTCGTCTTGAGTCCAGCGTAGGGCTCGGCTCATTGGTTTCTCTTGCTGTTGAAATGATTGGCGAGGTTGCCGATGAGGTTTTGGACTTTGGTTTGTTCCTCCGGCATCATTGGTTTTTCCAATAGAATTTGCGGCTTTGGCTTAGGCAATCTCTGGATTGTCGTTATGATCTCGGCCACGGTCGGGAAGTATTCGCAGTTGTCGATGATGATGTCAGCGGCGCGGCGTAAGTGTTCTGGAGTAAAGCGTCTAAGGCGCTCGGCGTAGATCACCACGGTTGCCTCCGGCAATTCTTGGCGCGGGTAGGCGGCGCACAGGCGGGACCAAAACGAAGCAAACTCTTTAGCCCTGGTGTTTGAGATACGCTCGTAAGCCTTCAAAGCCTTTTGGTTCTGCTCCTCTGTCATGGCGTGCCTCCCTTCTCTCGTCGGTCCAGCGGCGCTGGTTCAAGTAAGTCGCCGGATACGGTATGTACTTGCCGTTGTCCTTGATCCAGTCTTCCTGCTCCTTCTGCCATTCCAATGCCGCGAAGATGGCTTCCTGCACGTCGCTTAAAAGCCTGGCTTCTTTTGCCCATGCTTTTTCGGCGGCGCCCTTGCCGACCTTGCGCGGGTACTCGGCCCAGAATTTTTCAAACACTAAATCGACCGGCCTACTTACCCGTCCACCCTTTGGGGGGACTATAGGGGGGTTAGGTTTAGTTAGGTTAGGTTGGGTTAGGTTAGGAGGAGTCTCAACTCCGGAAGCAGTCTTGTGATATTTCGGATAGTTAGGTGCGTATAGAATGGTTGGCGAACCATTGGCGGATGGTTGGCGGACCATTAGCCAACCATTGGCCAGGCATTGGCCAACTATCCGCGAGACGGTGGCGGGCGATTGGCGGACCTTTCTAGCGATTACGGTTTCCCACCCCGGAACCTGTTTCCAGTTGTTGCGTGTTTCCTCCAACGTTCTTAATATTTCGAGCCAAGTCCTGATTGATCTGTCGCCAAACATATCGGTTATAGTCCACAGCTCGGCGTCGGAATTAATTTCCAATGCGCAAGGAAAATATCTCGCCATTGAAATTTACTCGCTATTCGATTTCACGCGGTAAAAACTTTTCCAACTCTTCTATGAGCCCACGCACCTGCTCAACAAACTCTGCTGCTATCTTTGGCGTCTTATTAAAATACGCACGATACGGAATCACCTCGCGCAAAGCCTTGCGCCAATCTTTAATTGCAATCGTCCAGTGAGAAATAACAATCATCAAATCTGGTGGTGGCTCATTTTTCTTTGCTTTGGCATGGAGGAGCGGCTCAGCTTTTTTTTCTACATCTTCAGGTGTACTGATCTTTCCTGAAATCACCTGTTGTTTAATTTTTTCTTTAATTTTTTCATCCGGAATCTTTTTCAAGCTTTGATTTATTTTAGTCAGAGTGTGTAATGGCAAATGTTTTTCGGCAGCGGTTTTTATCATTTCATCACCGCCCAAACCATGCGCGACTATCGCCGTTTTAGCGGCGATCTTTTTTTCTGCAATCAACTTTTTGGCTGAATTGTTGTAATAAGTAATGCCAATTAACTGTTCAATCCAACCAACTGATACACCCAACATAACAGCAACTTTTTCAAGTATTTTTTCCTTACTCCAACCTTGTGTAGCCGCCAACTGTTGCACGAGATGTTTAATGCCTTCGGCTTTGTCCATGTCGTTCAAACCTTGACGCTGCAAATTTTCTGCAAGTCCCTGCATGGCCATCTCATTGTCGGTAAGATCAACAACATCGACTTGAACCTCTTGATAGCCAAGTTTTTTTAATGCCGCTAAACGGCGATGACCGAAACATAGTTCAACTTGACCGTTAACGGCACGACCTCGTAAAGCACTTGCCCAAAATCCAGACTCCTTTATTTCCTTAGCCAATTCCTTTATTGGCTCATCCTCGTAGTCAGATCGAGCATTAAACGGATTTGGTTTGATGTTTCTGAGCTTTATATTTTTCAACATGGTAGGTTTAGGCAAAAAATTATCTCGAGATAATTTTTTGTCTAACGGGCGCAGACGCGGCTAGCGTCGTCGATTATCAGCCCGTTAAACAAAACTATTCGCCCTTTTCCTCCGTTTCTTCGGAGTCGCCGTCATTGGTCTCTGTCTGTTTCTTGGCCAAATCGGCAATCTGTTTGGTGAGATTCTCGATTTGCTGCACTTGCTGAGACGCTAACTGTGAAAGACCATTCATGGTCTTTACAGTATCCTTCCACGACTGCACGAGCTGATCGTGTTCCTCGACACGATCGGCTACGTGTTCAGCGAGAAGTTTTTTGTATTGCTTTCGACCCCCGTCGCCAATGCCGGAAAGGTCTTTGACTGCTTTGGAGAGACTCATTCAAACACCTACTTTCCCGCTTAATAAGATTCCTGCTATTTAGCCGAAATCTCTTTCAGCGTGTTTAGGGACGCTAGCCGCGTCGAGTCATGGCATATTATAAACAAAGTAATTTGTACAGCGTTATTTGTATTGCATGGCAAAAATTTTTCATCTCGACACTGGCTCCGCTTGCTTTCTCTCTCTGGGGTCTATGGTATCGGGCAGACACTGGTAAGACATGCGGACAAAGCCTTTAATGGTTTTCACGTCCATGGCGTCCTGCTCGCGGTTGAAACGTTCCGCCGTCATGCACATGTCGTAGGTAGGAAAGCCACCCTGCGTATGCCAGCCGTCGCCGCCCGTAAACAGGCGAGTCCACAACACCCATGCGCCGGCAAATAGAATGATTGGCTTTCTCATGCCGCCTCGCCCTCACTTCCCGCTTCAACGTTAAGGTAATCGGTGCTGCATTTTCAAAATGGCAATACTAAATTCGATCGCAATACGCTCACAGACTTCTTCCCAAGTTAGTGTTTTTGTTTCGCGAACCAGCTTTAACGCTATTTTTCTTTGAAACTTTGTCATATTTACAACCCCCGGTTCTAATTTCATTTTTTGCATGCGGTATCATCAAATTACAATAATGCTTAAAACCGCATCGTCGACATGGCTTACATCGACATTTCATCTAATTATCTTGCCCGTTTTCCGCATGTGACACTTCTAAAAGTCTGCCGAAGACACACCATGACCGTACAGGACAGTATTGCTCGCAGCGCACATAGGCGCCGGGGCGAAGCTCGATCTCGTAGTAGGCGCCATTGCCGCCCAATGACGTGCTCATGGCCTCGGCTTCGGCATGGGTATCGAATAGCCTGAGCGCCCGCTTGTTGCCCTTCTTCTTGACGGCGTAACTATCGGGGCGCTTCCATCGCTCCTCGTCGGTGCATAGAGGTATGTCATCGTCAGCTAGCTTCTCGGCGGCCTGGTGCGCCAATACCCGCTCGCTCAAATAGCTGGCCGCCTTTTCCTCGGACCATAGTGGTACCTTGCGGACCACCACACCGGCCTGTGGATAATCAGGTTCCCTGGCCGCCCGTGGCTTTGACCAATCCCTGAGTATGGCAATGATCCTTAATTGCTTAATGTTGAAACTATTGGCGCGGGCTAGTAGCGCATAGAGATTCAACTGCGCTTCCCACTCCGGCTTGGCGTCCTTCACTGACCACACCGAGACAAACTTGTAGTCGTCGATCGCATAGGTATCGTCCTTAGCGTTGAACATCAGATCCACTTTGCCGGTAATCGTCCAGCCGTGAAGCCGCATCGACAGCCGTTCCTCTTTAAACACGTTGTTGTCGCCGGCCCGCTCCAGGATGCCCGCTGCTATGTCGCCCACTACTCGCCATATCCGCTCACTCACGTCCTCGGTTATCTCATCCTTATGGCGCTTCAGGAGCTGGCGGATCTTGGGCGGCATGATCGCGGAAGTCACGGACAGATCGCCGGTATTGGCATAGTCGTAGTTATCCACGGTCAAGGCTGATACCAGTGGTGCCGGCAATCCTGCGTTATTGGTTAGTTCCATTGTTCTGTCCCTTCGCTCTTTTCAGTACTGCCAATGCCTTCTTCAGATCGTCATGAGTAAAGCTTGGCCGTAATACAGTCTCTAAAGCCTGGATCAATTGATCGTTGATGTTCCGTAAGTAAGTAACCCGCTGTAAAAAAACGCCGCCTCGATCACGTTGTAGTCCTTCTCTCGATCAAACTGGTTGCACATTGGTGTCGTTCTCCTTGGGCTCGGCGCCGGCATAGGTCTGCTCAAACTTGATCTGTGCGGCCTGGGCCTCGGCCTCGGTCATCTCGGAGAGACGCGTCTTGCCGCCCGATAGCTCGCGCAGTAAATCCACGGCTATGGCCGTCTTGCCCTTGGCGACGTGGAGTAAGTTTTGCCAAAGTACCTTCTTTACCGTCATATCGAGCAAAGGCGAGGGCGCCGGCTTCTCTGAGTGCTGAGTGCTGGGTGCTGAGTGCTGAGTAGGAGTAGCCGGCGCTGATTTGGTGGGCTCGTAGTCCTCCAAGTCCTGG